GCCCACGCTTCGGGCACGTCCGTCACCGTGCAGGTGAGGGTCGCCTGGTCGGCGACGCACTCACCAATCGTGGTGCCGTCGTCCAGCGTGAACGGAAAGTTGGCGCGCCAGGCAAACCCGCCGTCGACGCTGCCAACGGTGAGGGTAGAGCCAACGGTCAGGTGCGGGGTCTGCCAGGTGCCCTCGACGGTGACCTCACTCGAGGTCTGGCGTGAGGCTGACGTGGCCTTGGTGACCTGCGCGCTGATCGGCGCGGGGGTGTCCGCGAGCGCGGGGGCCGCGGCGGCTGCGACGGCGAGGCCAATGGTGAGGCCGAGGCCGGCGAGCGTGTACTTGGTGTTCATCGTTACGGGGTTCCTATTCGTTGTCGGGTGTGGTGAGGGCGTTGATGCTGGCGTCCTGGATGAGGCGGCGGACGTGCGGGTCGGTGCAGGGGCGGGAGGGGTGGCGGATCCACCAGGTGGTGGAGTGCAGCCACTCAACTGTGGTGAGGCTCATTTGTGGGCCTCCTTGTTGGCGTCGTTGGCGGCGGCCTGGTCGGCGGCTTCGGTGAGTGCCTTCGTGAAGAGGGCGTTCATGACTTCGTCGGGGTGGAGGGCGACCATGAGGCCGGCGATGACGAGGGAGCGGATGCACTTGGGCATCACTGCCCATGCGAGGCGGTGGCGGAGGCCGTGGAGGCCGCCGTAGCCGTTGACGAGGTGGTCGATGTCGCCCTTGTACTTGGCTGGGATGACAATTTCGGGGATCACTTGGCTGCCTCCTCGGTGTCGTCGTTGATGAGGGCGATAAGTGTTGTGATTTCGTCGATGGTGAAGAGGAGGAGTCCAGCCACCTGGTCGCGGGCCTTCGGCTGGACCGTGGTCATATCGATGACCCTCATTGCGTCGGCGACGCGTGTCTGCTCTCGCAGGAGCGCGCCGCTGACGAGGGCTTTCTGGCGCTTGGTGAGGGTGGTACCGTTGATCTGCACGATCTTTGTCCTTTCTGTGGGGGTCGTGCGTGGGTCTCGCGGGGTGGCAGCCTCGCGGGGCCCGTCTTTTCTTGTGTGGGGTTACGCGGCCCGTTTGGCTGCGCGTGTGGCGGCTGCCTTGCGGGCTGCCTGACTGCGGTTGCTGCGGGCGGTGATCCTGCCTTCGGCGGGGGCTGCTGCGTGCCGGGCTTGGTAGGCCGCGAGCGCGTCGACGGGGATGCGCCAGCCTGCGCGGCCTTTCTCGTTCCACGCGGCGATCTGGCCGTCGCGGATGCGGCGGCGGACGGCGGCGGGGGAGAGCCTGAGCATCTCGGCGGCCTCGGCGAGGGTGAGGATCTGGGTCACGCGGCCTCCTCGATGCGGGTTTCGACGTCTGCCATAAAGCGGCTCGGGGTCTCGTACCCGAGGGCGGCGCTGATGGCGACGATCTCGCCTAGCGTGAAGTCGCTCTCACCTGAGAGTTTGCGCGCAAGCGTTGTCCGTGAAAGCCCAACCTGCTTGGCGAACGCGCGGATTGAGACCCCGGCGCTGTTGATCCGCGCTTTCAGCTCAGTTTGAACTGCGTTCAATGGTGTTCCTCCTTTCCGGGGTGGCCCATTTGTGGGCCGCATGTGAGTAACCATAGTGGCCCAGAAGTGGGTCAGTCAAGTCGAAACGCGAAAATTAATGACGCAATGTCCCTACCAGGTGGCCCGTTTCTGGTCCATAATTGGGCGCATGAGTGTCACAGCATTTGAGCCGCATGACTTCGAGCAGGCCGTCGCCGCCGCCCTACGGGCCGAAATGAGCCGTCAAGGCATATCTCAGCGCACACTTTCAACTCGGTTGGGAGTTTCTCGGTCTCGTCTGATGCGAGTTCTTGCGGAGGAGGGGCAAACAGCCCCTATGACTGTCACGGTGCTAGAGGCCTTGTGTCGTGCTCTCGGCGTATCGATGACGCGGATACTCACTGACGCTGAAACCATGCTCGCAACCGGGCGGGCATAAAAACAGACCCCACCAGGACGTCACACTGGTGGGGTCTCGCGCATTTAGAACGCCCGTGCGCGCGGGCAAACCCAGGGGCCGACCCTGGTTCAATATGTGTGCGCTCAGGTGAGCATATCACGGCGGCCCACTAGTGGGCCAGATGAAAGACAAAAGCCGCCGCCCCTGCACTGACTTTCCCGATCAGTTGCGGGGGCGGCGGGGTTTGCGCATGTGAGGCCAGCGCAGGTGGCCGGGTCTCTCGCGTCGGGGCGCGGTTTACCCAAGAGAGAACCGCCCAGCTACCCGAAGATGCCGAGCGATCTGTTACGCCCATTCTACCAGTGGCCGCGCACATCTGCGTCCAGGCGTGGCCGGTGATATGAGAAGTCCCCACACGGAACCCGGTCGGGAAGTGTGGGGGCGCTGCCACTAGCTTAGCTCGCGGCGGGCGCATCTGTAGACATGAGAGCCACCCCCGCGCCGTGAGAGGCCCAGTCAACGGCGGGGGTGTGGGATCTGCGCATTGGTGCCCGCGCATGGGCCGGGGCCTGCAGTGCCTAACCACGGTATGGCCCCGGTCATTTGTGCATGAAAACAGAGGCCCGACCGGGGGTCTGTCGCCCCTATCCTACCTCGCGGCTGGCACATCTGCGTCCCCACGCGCGGCCCTGCGCGAGGCAAGGTGTAAAGACAACCAGCCGCGAGCGCAGCGCCGCCCGACCGCGATTTTTAGTGCGTGTCACGTGACACGCGCACAACGTCACGCAAGGGCATTTTATAGCCATTCAAGGCCATTCAGAAAAGCCGACTTTTCGGCGTAAAATCAAGACCTTTCCCCACCCTCACACCGCAAACCCCAAAACACCCTGCGGGGGGTTCGATTCCCCCCATCTCCACAACAAAAACCGCATGATTCTGCGGTAAAATGAGGGTGCGAAAACAGCGTGACACGCCTGCGTGACACGCACGCTAGTTCAGCGGAGTACAATCAAGATCAGGCAAAGCCACCCATCATCAAGCGAGGCGGTGCAAGATGGCATCTGTCAAGGCAGTGAAGCACCGTGACGGCACCGTCGTCTACAGGGTCCGCTACCGCGCGGGCGGGCGCAACCCAGTCGTAGAGACGTTCTATGATGCCGCGAGCGCCAAGCGATTCGCCGACCTCGTCGACCGCGTCGGCGGGGCCGCCGCCCGCGAGATGCGCAGCCTCGACGACCTCGCAGCCGCCGATACGCCGACTGTCGCCGCGGCGTGCGAACACCACCTCGAGGCCCTGGCCGCGTCGGCAACGCCCGGCACGATCAGCAGATACAGGCAGATCGTGCGGGACCGGATCGAGCCGAGCCTCGGACTCATCCCTGTGGACATGCTGACGAGGCATGCGGTCACGAAGTGGGTCGCCGAAATGAGGCGTACGCCCGTCGCTCGCGGTGCCACCGCTGGCCGCCCCCCGTCAGCAAAGACGATCCGCAACGCCCAAGCCCTCCTATCCGCTGCCCTGCAACGCCTTGTTAACGAGGACGTCATTGCCCGCAACGTCGCCAAGGGCGTCCCCCTACCCAAGGACGCGACCGTGCGCGAAATGCGCTTCCTCACCCCCGACGAGTACACGCGCCTCCACGCGCAGATCCCCGCCGACTACCAGCCCTTCGTCGCCGCAATGTACGGCCTCGGCCTGCGCTTCGGCGAGGCAACCGCCCTCACAGTCGCCGACGTCGACCTCGACGTCGCACAACCCGTCGTCCGCGTCAGCAAAGCCTGGAAAATGGGCGAAAACGGCACCCCCTACCTCGGGGCCCCGAAAACCAAACGCGCACGCCGCACGGTCACCATCCCCGCGCCCCTCATCCCTGAACTGCGCGCCGCGCTCGCGGGCAAGGCCTCGGATGAGCTGGTATTCACGGCGCGCAGGGGCGGGCCGATCACGTCGGGGCCATTCCACGCCCACATCTGGCAGCCTGCGTGTGATGCGGCGGGCCTATCGCCGCGACCGCGCGTGCATGACCTGCGCCATTCGCACGCGTCGGCACTGATCGCGGCGGGCGTCCCCCTGCCCGTTGTGCAGCGCCGCATGGGGCACGAATCAATCCAGACGACCGTCGATGTATACGGGCACCTCGCGCCTGATGCTTACGCAGGCGCGGCTGAGGCCATGAGCGTGGCCATGGGCGGGGTGACCCCTCAACTCGGCATGTGACGCGCATCGCGTTTGCTTGGCTTGCGTGATAGCCCGCGCGCGGGCTATAGTTAGGTTATCGGGAGGGAACAAGCCCCCCGAAACTCAACGAAGGAGATACCGAAATGACCACCACGACCTGGACCAAGGCAGAGCGCTTCGACGGCGAAGGCGCCCTCATCGCCGCCGACCTCGACAACGGCGCCCGCGCCGTCATCTACGGCGAATACCAGGACGGAGTCAAGATCAGCCTCCTGATCTTCGACGACGCCCTGCCGGGTGGCAGCGCCTCGACCGAACACACCCAGGATTGGCCGCTCATCGAACGCTACATCCCCCGCGCTGAGTGGCCCGCCGAAATCTGGGGCGGCTACCACGGCCCCGCCGAACGCACCCCCGCGCCCGAGGTTGCCGCCGCCGTCGCCCAGTACGTCGCCGAGACGAACGCCTGGCTTGCCGAGGACTGACCAACAACCCCAAGGCCCCCGCGCCCGAAACCGACGGCGCGGGGCCAACCCATAGGAGGACCAATTGACCGAACTGCTCACACCTGCCGGGCTGCGGTGTCGCCGCAAAGCCCTAGGTATGAGCCGTGGTGATCTGGCGTCACTTCTCGACGTGAATGATGGGGTAATCCGCTCGTGGGAGATTGGCAAGACCTGGCCGCGCGATCCCGTGAGCATCCACATGCTGCTCGGCCTCATTGAGGATGAGGCCCTCAACTGCGTCGACGACCTCACGGCCCCCGCTGACGGCGAGAACGAGGACGTGCGCGCGCGCCCAGCCGCCCTGTTCTCATACGTCGATCAAGCCGCGTACGAACAGGGGTGCGAGTGGGCCGCCCGGCTCCCCCTGTCCACGTACCAGGCGTGCGTGGGCCGCGCCTTCGCCCTCCTGGCCGACCAGGACATCCCGGCCGAAATCATCACACGGACCAATTGAGGAGCACCCATGACCCGCGAGTACCTAGGCGCCGCCGATTTCGCCGCCCGCGTCGGCCTGGCCCCGGCGACGATCAGGTCGTACATGAGGAAGGGTCTGACGCCGCCCGCTGACGTCGTTATCACGACGCCGTCAGGTCCGCTGCGCGGCTGGCTGCCCGCAACAATCGATGCGTGGCTCGCTGCGAGGCCCGGCCAGGGCACCCGCACTGACCTACGCAAGTAGTGCGCATCACATTTGTTTCAACTTGCACTATACATCGCGTGCGGTGTATAGTTAAGTCATCGGGAGGGAAAGCCCCCCGAAACTCAACGAAGGAGAACACCATGGACATCTACGCCGCCACCCAAGCGTTCAACGCAGCCGCCACCAAGGCATGGACCACCTGCGACATCGTCGATATCCCCGGATGCCCCGGGTGGACGTTTAACGGCCCCGCGCGGCCCACAGCAGGCTTCTTCGTCGCCATTAGCTACGACGGCCGCGAAATTGCCCGCGCCGACGGCGACGAAGCCGATCCGATGTCGATCCACTTCTACCCGACACCGCGAAAGATCGTCACGCTTGACGACTTCAAGTGGATCATCAAGATGATTCGCCAAGGCTTCCTCCTCAGCCTCGACCCCGAGTTCAACCACTGGCTCGCGAACTGCGAGCGCTTGAGCTACCACTGGGATTTCGATCCCGGGGTCGGCGTGACGGCCCCCGCCAAGGCTTGACAATAAGGGAAGGCCCCCACCACCCAATTCGCATGGGTGGTGGGGGCTTTTCGGTGGCATGCTAGGGGTGGATGTCTGAGGGGCGCGAGCACATGAGGCCGCGCGCTCCCTTAGAGAACGCCGTCGACGCCTGGCCGATGTTCGTGACGATGTGCGCGATGGTGGGTTTCCCGGTCGACGTCAGCATCGTCCATGCTGACGTCGAAGCGTTCCATTCGAGGCCGAGGACGTCCCACTCGTCAAATCGGGCGTCCGCGAGCTCGGTCTCGTAGAGCATGCACATTGTCTTGTAGCCGCGTGCCTTGGCGCGGCGCGCGCCGCCGCCCTTGATAAAGGACTTCCAGATCACTCGCTCCTGCGGTCGACCACCGAAAGCCGCGTCGAGCTTCGTGTACAGGTCAATCTCAGATTGGAGATCGCCCTCAGATGCGTCGGCTTTCGAGGACGTCGTTTTGTGGTCGACTGCGAGGATGACGTCCTGCGGGATGTTGTCAAGGACTTCATCCAACGTCATGATTGGCCCAGACGCCTGCTGCAGTGTTTTGAGCGTCGCCCAGGGAGTGTTCCAGATCGCATAATCAGATCCGGGGACAGTGCGCGTCGTCTTCCAGTCGTGCATGAGCACGTACTCACCGGTGCCGCACCGGCGGACGGAGAGCTCTAGCGCCTTGAACCCAGCACGCAGCGAGGCGTCCAGGCCGCGCCGCGTGAACTCCGGGTACTCGTCTCCACCAAGACGGTGGCTGATGTAAAACGGCCGACCCTGGAAGAAACTCGTGACAAGGTCCGTGCTCGTCTCGTCGGTTTCCCCGGGCGCGTACAGTCGCTGATCACCACCATCGCGGCGACGCCGATACAAGCGCCCGACAAGATCGCCGCCATCGCGGTGACGTACGTGCAGTTGGTTGCTCACTTGGGGATCACCACCTGTACGCCGCAGCCGTTTGTCCCTTGGACGTTGGGGTAGGTGAAGATCGCCTGGTCAGAGCCAGTGGCAGTGCGCCTGGCGACGACGATGGTCTCCCACGCGTCGGCGTCCTGCATGGCAGAAACGATCTTCTCCCACCCAGCCGAGACGGTAATCTGCTCGTCTGTCTCGTTCGCGGATGTGCGCTCACACGCCACCGCGAGCGCCAGGCCTTCCGTTTCGACGACAGGAGCAGTCACCGTCGTCGATTCGACGGGTTCTTCGTTGCGCTTCTTGACAGCGCCGATGACCGGCTGGCCGCCGCCGCGCACGACGATGGCCGCCCACGATCCGGTCACGGGCTTGGAGGTAATGACCTCCATGGTCTCAGCCCAGCCGCCAGTCATGATGACGAATCTCATGGTGCCCTGATAGTAGGGCTGTAGGAGAGTGTCCCACCCGGTGGGGGCCGTGAAGCCTGCGTCGCCGCCCTTCGTATTGAGGATGAGGATGACGCGGTCGCCTGCCTGGCCGCCCGCCGCGGTCACCGTGATGTGGTCGCCGCTCGCGCGGCCAGCGGCGTGCGCGATCACCGTGGGAGCGGCCACCGGCGCGGGGCCAGGCGATGGCACCTCAGCGGCGAGGAGGTAGATTTCCCCGTCCGCGAGCGCCTCAGCCTCACCCGCCGAGTGCACGATCTTGATGGATGCGACGGCGACGGGCAGCCCGTCGCCGTCGACGATCACGGTGCCGCCAGGATGAGGGGTCGGCGTGGGCTGGGATCCGGGGGAGAGGAGCTCTCCGATCTTCATAACCTGCCCGTCGACGAGCGTGACCTCGCGTTCAGCGAGGATCGCCGCCGTCGCGGTCGTCACTGTCAGGACGTAACGGCCAGGGGTGAGAGACGTATCGACGTTTCCGTCCTGTGCGTCGGCGAGGAGACCGCCCACGACGATATCACCCGACTGCGTTCGCGCGGGGTTGGGCACGGGCGTCGCGTTGAGCGCGACCGAGACGGGCTTTCCGGTCGGGCCGGTAACGCGCCCGCGAATTGAGACAGCCATAATCTAGCTTTCTGTGAGGCCGCGACGCAGCAGCTCATGCTCAGCCGCAGCAGTGGATGCGAGTGTGTCAATCCTTGTCGATAGTGACGCCAGATCGCTGTCCTGCCGGGCGGCGATCTGGCCCAATAGCTGGCCGTGCGCGTCCAAGAGCTGGCCGTGCGCGTCCAACGCGCTACTGTGGGCGTTGAGAGTCTGCAAGACCGTGGCCTGCGCACTCTCAACTCGGTTTATTGCGTCCTTCATGGACCCGCCGTGATTAGGCGTGACCTCATGACGCACCTCAGCGACAGCCTCATCGAGGGCGGCGAGGCGGGCGCTGATATCGCCCGCGATAGCCTCGAGCTGCGCCGATGTCTCCGCGTGCAGCCGGTCAGCTTTGGCTTTGCCGACCTGCTCGCGAGCCAACTCAGCGTCAGCCTTCGCCTTCTCCCGCCCCCATTTCAGGCCGGTCGCCACGCTCACGGCGGTGACGAGGCCGCCAGCAAGGCCGCTGACGGCGCTCATCACCGCCACGAACTCAGCAGGGCTCACTCAATACGCTCCTCACCGCCGCCCATCAGATCGTCACGATCCACGCCGCCGGGCGTCACAACGCCCACCCAATCAAGGAGAGACCAGCCGTTGATCTTGACACTGGAAAGCACCTGATACACGGACCAGGCTGTGCCGAGGAACACCGACAACTGCGCCGTGAACAGACGCCAAGTCGCCGGGTACACCCCAGCGACCCACACGCCCGCAGTCACCACCAGCGCGACGACGACAAGCAGGCCAACGCGGCGCTCGCGGGTCCACCACGGGCGGTCCAGCGCCGCCTGGACAAGCGGCCAGACGAGGCCGCAGAGGACCGTCATAACGAAGGGATCCTGGTGGAGACTGAGAAGCAGATCGTTCATCAGGCACCTGCCTTGAGTGCGGCGGCGATATCGTCGGCGAGGAGCTTGCGGCGGGCGGCGGCGTCAGCGGCGATAGACGCGATGTCTCCGTCGTCGAGGCTGACGGTGTAAGAGTCCTCGAGGGCGTACGCCTTGACCATGTCCGTCCACGTCTTGGCCGACTTCATGGAGGTGACTGCCAGGGGGGTGACTGCGTAGATGGTGCCGGTCTGTCGGCTTCGGATGAACTGCATATTCTCTTCTCCCTTGTGTTCGGGTTCTGTGGTCGTTTCGGAGCCGTTGACGAGGGCCATGTAGTATGCCCACGGGAACGAAACGCCTGGGTCGGTGTGATCGGACTTCTTGTAGACGCGAGACACCTGGTCGTGTCCCACGAACCCAGATGCGCCGTTTGCGAGCTCGTCATCGCTGAGGTGACGGAGCGGGATGCCGAGCTGCTGTGCGATCTGCCTGGTGTGGGCGGCGGAAAGCTTGAGCATGCTGATGCTCGCAGTGTCTCCCCATTCCTCGGGGGACTGCCGTGCGTACCCGGCATGCTCTACTTGATAGCCGTCCGCGTTGCAGCCGGGGGCTGCGAAAGCGACGGCGGACGGGGGGAGACATACGACGACAGAGTCCTCATCCACGCACGCGTGTGCGGATGCGACGACGCTGCCGCTAGCGAAGTAGCGGGCGACGTTCTCCGCTGTCTGAGACCCCTCTGGGGCCTCCATTGTGTGGAGAACAACCACCCTGCAGGGCACTTCACGTTGCTCGTAGTAATGAGCCGGGGTAAATTCGCTCACGCTTTTCCTTTCTGTTTGTCACCACGGGATGTAGCAGGCAGACACTGGCACGATCCACCCGTTTCCGAGACGAACGGTCGTGTATCTCTTGATTCCAAGCCTGCCGTTCGTCTGTACGCGGAGTTCCGCGTAGGTAGACTCGAAGTCGGCGCCGTTCGCGGTGACTGACGCGCCGATAAACTGCTCAGACGATGGTCTGAACTGGTAGGGGATTGTCAGGATGTTGTCCTGATCCCCCCCATTCGATACGACGGCGCCGGAGAGCTGTACGACTCCTCCGCGCATGCAGATCGTTGGGGTGTGGCCGCCAGCCACCGCCCATCCTGACGACACCGGCAGGGTCTGCCAGGGCAGGTTTCTGCCTGACACGTCGGCCCACCCGCGCCCGTTACAGGCGGTCAGGCATCCGAGGTCGGTCCTATAGACAAATACCGGGCTGGACTCGGAGACAACTGTGCCTGCGGCTTTCGCCGCTTTGACAATTGCATCCGCAGATTCCTGATTGTGGCACGTCGTGATGTTGTTGATGGAGTCCGCCGTGACCGGCCAGGAGGCCAGATAATCGTCCGACGGACCTGGGATCTGTACGCCGTTCCAGCGTTTCTGCATGCTTCTTCCTATCGATTAGAGGTGGCGACTAGGGCTGCACTGATGGCCCACCCCCACACGCCCACCGTGGAGGATTGGCCGTTTCTCACGAGGATGCTGATCGTGTCGCCGAGGCCGAGACGCACGATCCCGTACGCAGTCGGCGTTGCATACTGACGCTCAGGCGCGTATGCGTCAGCGCGCGGGTGCGTGTCCCACACGCTCGACGGCGCGGCAGCTCCTGAGCGATGCACGCTCACCCCGCAGGTGATCGGGCCGTCCCAGCCCGTCGACCACGCGTGGACGCGCGCGCTCACCGCATACAGGCCCGGAGCCTCGACAGCGACCTCGTACGCTTTGGCCGTCCCGTCTTGCGTGAAGCCACTGCACGCGGCGAGCTCGCCGCCCTCGAAGAGCGGGAGCCGCGCCCAGTACGTGGGCGGCACGTCGTACCCGGCGGACCGGATACCCGAGTCCCAGCCGAGCACAGGCGCACTCGTATCAACGAGCGCGTTGTATTTGCCCGTGAGATCCTGCAGAGCCCTGCCGGTCTCACCGACCGCGACGGTCGGCGTCCCGCGCGGCGCGCGCACAGCAGGAGCGTGCGCCATGGTCGCCGCCCCATCAGACCCACGCGAGACCCGAACGCGCGCTCCAATGTAGGTAAGGCCAGCAGCAGACTGTGTGATCACAGTCTGCCCATCAGGCGAACCGTCGAGGTGTACCTCGACGAGGCCGTTAGCCTCGTCGTAGATCGAGGTGACCGTTCCCGCCATGACGTCCATGGCCGTTGCCCGCCGTGGAGGTGAAACGTCGAGCCACGAGGATAGAGCATCCATTACGCTTACCTGCCGTCCTGGATTTCGATGTCGACGCGCATGACCTGCGCCGGGTCATCGAGGGTCATGGAGTAGCCCGTCACCCGGCCTCGCAGGGCCTCGCTGCTGTTCAGGTGGGTGACGCGCACGTCGACAACGTCACCGAGCTCTAGGCGCGGATCCGTGACAATCTGCAGGGCGCGCGCCTCCGACGCCGCGAGCGAGGCCGCCATGTACGTTTCAGCCGCCTCACGGATCTGATCCTCAGACTCCGCGATATCCATTGTGTTACTGGATGTCACGACACCGTACGTATCCGCCCGATACCTGGGATCGGTCCAATTGCTGACGACCACCGCCCACTTGATCTCTTCCTTTTCCCCGCCTTCGTCGCGCTCAGACCCGTCGGTCTTGGGGGATCCAGTGACCATCCAGCGGTTGGGCTGGCGCGCGCGGCTGCGGCGGTTAGCGGAGATCAGCAGATCGCGGCCTGTGTAGGTCGCGACCGCCGCATCCGTAGGCGTCGGCGGCGTGACGTGGAGAATCCCGTCGGGGGTGACGCGGTAGACCATCCCGAAGGCCTCAACGAGTTTTTGGATAGCGTCGAGACGCCCGGTGCCCCACTCGAAAAGACGATGGATGCTGAAATTACGGGCGACAGCGGTCTGGACACCTCCGTCGCTCGGCTCGCCCGCGAGTCGCTGCACCTCAGACGCGAGAGTGGCCCCCTCGGGTGGGGACGACGGCCAAAGCATCTCGTTTTTTTCGAGGCGCTGCGTCAAATCCAACGCCTCGACGGCCACGTGGCCGTCATCAGACTCTTCCCAGCTCTCGATCTGGTAGACGCCCACCTGGACGTCCCACTCGCCGCGGGGCGACGCGATGCGCGCCGCAATGTGGACGCGCTGGCCGAAGCACGCCAACGGATCGTCCCACGAGGCTGGCACGTACTCATGTGGCGCTGAAAACGTCACGCGCGTCTGCACCGCGCGATCAGCGGACGCCTCAATCTGTACGTCCCACGCGGGGACGATGACTGACGATCCCCTGAACTCTGCCGTAACCACTGGCGTGATGGTGACTGACCCCGCCAGTACTGGCACATCGGGTCCGGGCCTCACAGCGGGAGTCCTGCCATCCACTGTGCGGCCTGTAGGTATGTCATGTGTCGCCACTTCCCGTACCGCGCTTGCACGGCGCCCCATGTGATCAGCGAGCCGCCGCCCGCCGCTGTTGCGGCCTCCTCCATGTTGGAGGGCTTGTAATCGAGCGCCCACTCGCGGCGGACTCGATCACGGCGGCCCGTGCGCTTCGACGAGGCGCTGGTGACTGTCACGCACCTGACCTCGGGCACGTCGCAGTCACGCAGGCCGCACGCAGCGTGTGAGTGCAGCGACACGAGGGGCTGCCTCATGTCAAGCAGCTTTTCGACCAAAGCGGATTCCCCAGCGTATGCGAGGAATTCAAGCCGCCCAGTGGGCTCTGCCGAGACGGTCGCGTATCGCGCGATGGCCGTGCGACGGTCCTGCAGGTCGAACGTTGCGACGCGCGTGTCATACGCGCGCTCGTCGTCGCCGACCCATGAGACTGCGGCGGTTACGCGCCCGTCAAGCGACGCCAGAGCGTGCGGTGGGCCGACGCGACGCAGGCCATAACGCAGGCTCCCGACGGAGTACTCGGTCTCCACACCGGGGGCCGCGAACATGTCGCTGAACACCTGTGGAGTCCCAGGCGGGTTCACGAGACGCGCACCCGCGTAGACCCGAGCACCGAGGTCTTTCCCATCCAGGAAAAACGACGGCAACCCGGTCTCTTTAGAGACCCACGCTTTAATCGTCACTGTACGCTCCTCACGACCTTGACTGCTTCTGTTCGGGCGAATGCCCGAGTCTCCTCGCCCGTCCAGGGGTTGGTGACAAGTGCGGTCACGTGAATTGACGCGCCAGAGAGGCCCGTGCCCGAGCCGCCGGGGACACCGCCTGTCGCGTACGGTGACGCTGCACCTGGGATGTACGTTCCACCGAAGATGTCGGCGATCTGCGCGAGGATCGCCTCGCTGCGCTTGCGCTTGGCCTTGGCGAGGGGAATGTAGCCCTCGCCCCCGGTTTCGGGTTCGGCCCACACGCGCCAGGCCCCTGCGGGGGCGATCTGCGCGACGTGCTGCTCGCGGTGGAAACCCCCACCAGCGTAGAAGGACAGGACAGACCCGTCGGCCTGCGCAGACGGCCCGCCGCTCTGGGTGTACGACCCGACGACGTTCACATACCAGGTTTGCCCATCCCATGTCGCCTTGATGTTGTTCATGACGCTGCTGACGTAATCATTTGCATTGATATTGACGTATGGGTTGTACCCGTCGATCTCTGCCTTGATTGCATCAAGCTTGGCATTGGCCTCTTCATTGTTTCCGTCGATAGTGACGGTGCCCGTGGCCGCGTCGACCTCGCCAACAGCAGCGACAAGCTGCGCAATCGCTGGGTCCTTATTGGCGTCAATATCAATGGTCCCGTCCTGATTCTGCGCATATCCCAACGTTTCTAGAATCGTCGTGATAGCCGAATCATTAACAGCATTGATAGTGATCGTGCCACCATTCTGAGCCTGCACATAGGCGATAAACGCATCAACAGACGCATTTGCTGCCTCTGTCTCAGCGGTCACGTGAGACTCAATGTTGGTGGGGATCAAATTCAGTTGATCCGCGAGCGCGGCGGCCTCGTCAGATGACAATCCCATTGATTGCGCGACACTGATAAAGTTGTCACGCGTCAATTGCATTGCAGCTTGCATGTCCTCCATGGTTGAGCCGTTCTTTTCCATGGATTCGACGAGTTTCCAGCCGGATTGTGCGAGGTCGTCGAGGGCGGCTTGGTTGGCGCGGCCGGCGGCGGTGGTGATGTCGAGGGTTTGGCCGTTTTTTTCGGCTGCGGCGTTTGCGGAGTCGATGGCGTCGTAGAGGTCTCGCCAGGATCCGCGCTCTCCCAGGATGATGTCTTGCAGCGTTTTCTGCGCGTCGATCAGGTCGTGGGTGGCTTTGGCCTGGTCCTCCATGGCCTTGGCTGCTTTGTTCGCGGCGCCCGCGAGCTGGTCTTGGGCGCTGCTGTTCTTGACGCCAGCTTCGGCGGCGAGGTCGTTTTGTTCCTTCGCCTTGGTGAGAGCTTCGCTCTCACTGTTGAGGGACTCTTTAACCTGGTTCGACAGTTCCAGGTATTCTTTCGTCTTTGCCGGGCTGGTCTTTGCTGCGTCGTGCGCAGCGGTTAGGGTGCGGTTAACGCGTTCCATTGCGTCGGATGAGCCTGCGGCGGCGTCTACCAGGTCGTTGATGTCGCCGCCGAGCTGTTTGTAGGCGTCGGCTGCGGACTTCGCGCGCTTTGAGTCAAAGAGCCGCCAGAATCCGCTGTCGTCCTCGGACAGGTTGCGTAGGGCGATAGCGCGCGTGGATTCAGTCGCGGCGCCCGTGACGCTGTTCAGGCTTTCCGCGTATTCCTTCGCGGCGGCGGACGCGCGCGCTTGCTGCGCCTGGTAGTCGCCTAGGACGGCGGTCAGGCCGACCACGGCGGCGGTCGCGGCCAGGCCCCACGGGCCGCCGAACGCGCCCAGGAGTGCTGATCCTGCGCCCTTGGCGGCGTTGCCGATCCCCGCTAGGGCGGGTGTTGCGGCCTGTGACAGGGCGCGAACGTTGGACACGCCGTTCGCGCGTGCGGTGACCCAGGCGTTGCCGAACCCGCCGATAGCGGCGCGGGTCTCCGTGAGGCCGCCGCGCATCCCGCTGAATCCGTCCATGATCCGGGTCAGGAATGGGATGGCGCCGTTCAGGGATTGCATGGCGGTACGAATGTCCATCACCATGGTAAACAGCTTCATGCCTCCGCCTGCGGCGAGGGCGGCGGCGGATGTGAAGGCCGCGAGGCCAAGCGCGCCTTGCTGCACAGGTGCGGGGAGGGCACTGAAGGCGTTGACGGCCTGCTCCGCGCCCTGCACGATGCTGCGTAGGAAGCTGTTAGCGCCGCTGCCGCTCTTGATGAACAGGGTCTCGAATGAGCCACCGAGCTTCTCGATGTCGCCTTTGAGGTTGTCCATGCGAGCCTCGGCGGTCTCCGCCGCGTACCCGGCGTCGTTGACCTTGTCGATCCAGGATTGGATGCCCTCTGCACCCTGCTCGTACAGGATCGATGCGGCGCGGATCGCGTCCTGGCCGAACATCTTTTTGAGGGCCGCCTGGCGATCCTCGGCGGTCAGCTTCGACAGGCTGTCGTGGAGCTGGCCCGCGTAGGCGGCGAGGCCGACGAACTGGCCCTGCGCATCGTATGCATGGATGCCGAGCTCTTCCATGTACTTTGCGGCCTGCTTCGACTGGGGCGTCATGTTGAGCAACATGGTCTTGAAGGACGTGCCGGCGTCGGAGCCAAGGAGGCCGGCGGCGGCGAAAGACGCGAGCGCGCCGGTGGTTTCCTCGATGCTCAGGCCCGTCTGGGAAGCGACGAGGCCTGCTTGTTTGAGGGCCATACCGAGGTCAGACACGTCGCCCATAGCCTTGCCTGCGCCTGCTGCGAGGAGGTCGGCGACGTGGCCGACGTCCGAGCCACTGAGCTTGAACTGCGTCAGGGCCACTGATGCGATGCCGGCCGCGTCAGCGACACCCAGGCCGCCCGCGGCGGCCAGGTCGAGCGATCCCTTTAGGCCGCCGTTGAGGATGTCGGCGGTCGAGACACCGGCCTTAGCGAGCTCCTCGATTGCCCCGGCGGCTTCGGACGCACTGAACGCCGTGTCGGCGCCAGCCTGAATCGCAGCCTCACGGAGCAGGTGCATGTTTTCGGCGGACTCATGCGTCGCGGCCTGCACGTTGCTCATGGCCGCGTCGAAGTCCGCGAAACTCTTAACGACGTATCCGGCGGCGGCAGCCGCGGCGACACCGTACCCGACCATGGCTGTTGAGGCGGTGTCCCATGCGGCGCGCTGTAGCTGGGCGGACTGCGCGAGGCGGCCCATGGTGGTCTCGGCGACCTTGCCGGTCGGATCACCCTTGGCGGCGAGCTGCTCCAGGCTCGTCGCGGCGGACTTGATCTGCCGGTTGAAATCGGCGACGTTGGCGCGCAGTGTGACCTTGACGCTGCGTTCGGTCATGGTTGTCCTTTCTGCGCACCAACGCGCCAATCCACCAGGGGCGCGTTACCCCTTTTTATTCCTCGATTCCAGTGAATACCACGCGAGGCACCATGCCTGGCGACGGCCCGTTTTTGTTGCGTTTACGCCAAATATCCAACGCAAGCTGAGCGTTATCTTGGCACTCTTCAACTTCAAAGTACCCCTCATAATCGCCTTCTGTGAGGCGACGAGGGTACCCGTACGATCCGACGCGGGTGTCCTCGTACATGTCGAGCGCGCCCGCGAGGGCACGGTCGGTGTCGCACCACCCGTCGCCTGGGATGCCCAGGAACTCAGTCGGTCGCGCCCCCCACTTCTTCGCGCTTCGGAGCGCCCGGACCAGCCACGCGCCTGCTGGCCGGTCCAAGCACTCCGTCAGGAAGGGACCGAGATACGCGGGGCCTGCGTATTGACGGCGGCGACGGCCTGCAGCAGGGCGACAACCTGCGGTTCGACGCGGTCGCGCAGGGTCGCGAGCATGGCCGGTGTGACGCCTTCGGGCGCGATAATCTGCGCGGCGAGCTGCTCCAGGGTCGTTTCGTCACTGTCCAGGCCACGATCTTCACAGTCCTTGCGGAAACGCTGCACCCAATCGGCTGACCGGCCTTGCACGGTGATGTCGAGGGCAGACGCTCGGATCTGGTTGGCAACGGTGCGCATCTTGTCCTTGGCGGCGCGCATGTCGTCGACGTTCACGGCGGCCTTGGCCTCGTTGTATTCCGATTCAAGGGCGGACAGGACCGCGAACAGGTGGCCGTGAGCGTACACGGTCACCGTGCGTTCCACGGGGGTGACGCCTGCGATCCAGGCGGCGAGGTCGAACGTCTCGGGCGTGACGGTCTCGTCGGGGTTGGTGTGCGTGATGTTGAGGTCGCTCATGCTGAGTTCATCGTTGGCTGCCATGCCATGCTCCTATGTGTAGCTGTGGGGGTCTGGGCTGCCGTTGGTGGGTGTGCCCGCCCGGCAGGTCTGGCAGCCCATTACGGAACCTGCCGGGCGGGAGATAAGCGGGGAGGAGGATCAGGCGGGCAGCAGGGCAACCACCTTGACCTCTTCCGCTGCGTTCATGACGTTCAGCTTCGCCGTCCTCTTGATATACCCAGCGAAGCGGTCGGACGGCTTGGTCGGCGTGCCGAGGACAACCTCGTACACGGACACGATGTCGCCTTCGGCGATGTTCTTAGACTCGACGGGGCCTTCGCGTTCCACAAGCCAGATCGTGGTCCCCTTCTTCTTGATGAGGTCCCATACGAAGTCCTCGGACGGGTCGGGCTGACCATTGTCGTCGAGGTAGCGGAACACAGTGAGGTTTCCGGTATAGGACGTGGGGCCGGGGGCCTTGCCCTCGCCGGTCTTGCACATTTCCTGCTCCGTAATTTCGGAGTCGGAGTCAGCGCCGAGCGCATAATCCGACTTCATAATGTGGCAAGAAATCTTCTTGCCAGCATTAATTTCCGAAACAGACGGCGTCGCGATATTCTGCGGCTTCGCGGTGAGCGCCCACAGGGCGATGCGACCATCCGCCAGGGTTTTTGCCCCTGTCATGGTTAGTCTCCTTCAGTAGGGGTGTCGGTGGTGTCGTCCCCACTGTCGGGGACATCGTGGGGTTCCTCCTGACCGCAACACAGGGGTTCGCGGGCATCAGGGGGCGGGGTGAGCGTCCAGTCCTCACCCCAGACCGGGTGCCCAATCCAGTGCTCGGGGATGTCCTGAAAAACACGGGATCGGGTGTTGTAAGCGGTGACCATTCAGGCCTCCTTCATGGGTGTGGCGCGGGCGCGCAGGGTGATCGTGCAGTATCGAGGCGCGCGGTTCGCAGGCGCGCCGACCGTGCTGTTATCGGCACGCACGTCCGTCACGCCGACGTGCGCGAGCGGAAAGCAACGCCACCCCTCGACGGCGGGCGCCCAGCCGCACAGCCGCGCCGCCACGCCGTCCGCGAGCGCGAGGACGTTCACGGTCGTCGCGGCGACAATCTGCACGTGCAGGCGTACGTCGACGTCGCCGCCGCAGCCGCTCATGGCCTCGGACGCGGCCAGGGTGGGCGGTCCCCACACGAAAACGAACGGCATGCCAGGGTTGGCGGGCGGGTCTCCGACGAACGCTTTGACAGGCACGTCCGTCGACGTGAGGCCGTTGAGGCGTTCGCGCATCTGGGTCATGATGGTGAGTGTCAGCCCCATAGGTCCTCCACAATTTCGGCGACTGCCTTCTGAAACGCCTCTGACTCCTCGTTCAGGGCCTCGATGGGGTCGCGGGTGTGGCCGCCGCCCCTCGATGTACCGAAGTACGCGATGTTCGCCAGCGCGCCGCTCGGCTTGTCGGGGCCGATTTCCGCTTCGACGGTCGTGCCGGTGTCGGTGAGGTCGTAGGAGATGGACCGCGCGACGTGGCGGATACCAGCGTTTCCCGACTGCTCGAGATCCTGCTGCATGGCGCGCTTGATGTTCAGCGCGCCTCTGCTGATGGCAGGCCGTAGCCAGCGGGACAGTTCGCCGGGCATCCTGGTCGCGTCGGCGGCGATCTGCCTGACCTCGCTTGTGTCAATCTCGATACCAGTCACAGGAGATCGTCCCCGTTGGTCTCGACGTCCACCTGGAAACGCCGCGAGGTGACGTGTGTCTTATCGAACAGGCCCGTAACGCGAAACACGCTCAGGTAGCCTGCGACACGGATCAGGTCGCCGACCCTTACGGCGCCCACGTGGTGCGGGAGGTGAATCGAGTACCGCTGCAGGGTGACGAGGGCACCGGCAGCGTTCGCCGCGGTCTCGTGCGCCTCGTACGTTTGCACCTTGCACGGGCCCGACCATACAAACTTTTCGGTGACCTGGTCGAGGCCGTCGGGGCCTACTGTGACGGTCGGACGGGTGACGGTCGCCCGGTCGATCATGAGGGCTTCTGCCGCCCTGCGGCCCGCGATTACGGCGGTGCGCGCGCTCATGCCCAACCACCCGCCGGCGTCGCGTCCGCCTCGCGACCCCCAAACCAAGGCGCGGGGGCCAGAACCGGCATGTATGCGCCCGACGTTGACCCATCCTGAGACAGGCGCGCCCACTCGTCGGCGGTGAGGGTCAGCTCCACTGCGCTCGCGGCGGCGTCCAGCGTGTAGCTGTAGTCATCGATCCGCTCATTCCGCTTGCCGTCAGGGTTGCGTACACGGCGGGCCACGACCTCAGAGATGACGTCGGCGAGGATCTGACGATCAAGCGCGGCCAGGTCTCCGAGGCGGGCACTGATGATGCGCTCCGTCTTGGCGACCCAGTTGAGGATCTGCGCCTGTTCGTCCGGGTCTGTGATGGGGCGGCCCAGGGTGACCGCCACGTCAATTACTGTCGCGTAGGCCACGCGGCCCCCCTATCAATTGTCAGCGGTGGCGGGTTGCCCGGCGGGGCCACGTCGCACGTACCCGAGGCGCTCCCACAGGGGGAGTTGGCTCGCGGGCACGGCGACGTGGTCGCCCGTCGGGCTTGTCAAGTGAACGACTAGTGCGTTCACTTGCGCGTGAGCTTGACGAACGCGTCCTTGTCAGCGACCGCGAAGCCGTACTCGGCCTCGGCGCGGATCGCAACAAGGTTGTTTTCAAACAGCGAGACAAGCTCACCGTTGATTGTGACGGCGGCTTCCGTGGAGATGTCCATGGTGATGCCGCCGACCGTGCCCCAGGCTGCCTTGGTCCAGTCGCCGGTGAAGCCGACGGTCTTGTCAAGACCCACGTTCTCGTGCAGGTAAGTGGTGCGACCGAGGAGAGAACCCGAGCGCAGGGCGGGCACGGCTCCGGTGTAGGCGGCCTCAGCGAACAGCGGGCGACCCGCCGTGTCCTTCGCGTTGAGAAGGTCGATCTCGAACCCCGTGTCAAGGGCGAAACCGTTGACCGGCTTCTTGGGAGTTCCCTGCAGGTTGAGGGCCATTGCCTTCACGATGTCATCGTAGGTATTGGCCCCGGCGGTGGCTCCCAGGGTCAGGGTCTTGGTCGCGACTGCGAGGGTGGTGTCGAACGGCGACGTACCAGACCCGTCGCCGCCCTTATTGTGAAAGACTGCCAGGTCGAACGCTCGAGCGAACGCGTCGGCGAGGAGGGCCTGCAGGGTCTCCGAATATCCGCCGGGATTGGCGCGAATGACCTCCTGGGAGGCCACTGCGATGGCGGTGAGCTTCTTGGGTTCCATTTTCACCAGGCCAATGCCGGCCTCGGTGGTGTGCTTCTTGGCTCCCTCAGCGGTCCAGTTCGCGGTGGGCTTGCTGGTGACGATGGGGAAGGCCTGGCCAGATGCGCCAAGCGGAACCTTCTTGATGAGGGACATAGCTGCCGAGCCCTTGGCGGCCTCGTCGAAAATGGGGCCGGCCAATTCCGGCTTAATAAAGCCGTTAAAGTCGGCCAGCTTCTTTGCGGCAGTGATTGCCATGGGGTGCTCCCTTCGAGCGTGAGATGTGGGGTGGGTGTGGGCTGCTCAGATGTCAGCGCCCGCCGACGGCCTCGATCAACATCGCCGTCAACGCGTCAACTGTGGTCGCCGGTTCGGGCGTGCCGCCCTGCGACGGGTCTGGACGCATAGCCAGCGGCGCTGGCGCCGCGTCAGAGGCCGGGGCCGGCGCGGGAATCGCGGCCAGGAGCTTTTCGGCGGACGCCGTGAGCTCCTCAGCGGTGCTGCCCTGCAGGAAGTCAGCGAGCGCGTCAGGCACGGCCTTGTCGTGGATGACCTGCAGGCGGGCGAGCTGGGTTTGCAGGTCGGTGACCTGCGTCGTGGCCTGCTCCGCTGCCGTAGTGGCAGCGGTTTTGGTCTCCTCGAGGCTGACGGTCAGAGCCGCGACCTGTGCTTCGAGGTCCTTGACGCGCGCGTCGGCGGCCTTGCGGGCATCGCGTTCGGCGCGCAAGGCCTTGACGCCGCCCGCGTTGAGGGTCTCCTCATCGGCGGGCGCGTTGGCGTTGGTGTCCGGCGTCTGATCGGGCGTGGTTTCGGTGGGCATGGGTTTCCTTTCTCGAATCGCTCGAGGGGGCCGCCCGCGCCGTCGCGGCGCGAGTCGGGGGCTTTAGTGGGAGGCGCGCAGGAGGGCGCGCATCCGGGTCAGTTCGCCGCCTGTCGCGGTGGCCGCGTAGTAGCGGGCCTCGACTTCGGCGGCGATCTGCGGGGTGAGGGGGTAGTCAGCGCCGCCGATGCGGGCGCCGCCGTGGCGCTCCTGAGCGGCGGGTGTCCACGGGTTGAGGCCGTTTTGCACGTCCTGCCAGTCGCGGGTCGCTATCGCGACACGGCGTTCGGCTGCGGTCATACGTCGGCCCTCATAGGTGGCCTCGTATTGTCCGCGCAGTGCGCCGCCGCTGACCTGCCCGCGCCCGGTGATGTATCCCTGGGCGCGCAGGGCCTCAACGGCCTGCTCACGGTTGGGGTTCAGCCGGTAGATCGTCTCTGGCGTCATGCGGCGCTGGCCCTTGCGTAGGATCTGGCCCGCCCACCCGTGGCGGCTGGTGCCCTCCGAGGTGAACGCGCCTCTGTATTTCATTCCGCGGCGGGCGTTCACGACCTGGTACATGTCGGCTCCGTCGCGGATCGCGCGGGCGCCCGCGTTCGTGAATATCCTGTTCTGCTCGGCCTCACTCATACGGTTGAAAGCCTCATAAGGGTCGTCGATGAGACCGCGCGCGAACGCTTCGGCCTGGTCCGTGACCATGGTCGGAACGTGCGTACAGTCGCACCGGGGATGCCGCAAAAACCCTTGATTCCAGCGGTAAAAGCGGCCTGCGAGGATCACGCACCGTGAACATGACGGGGGGTTCAGCATCCGCACGTACCCGACGCGGGGCCGGGCTGCGATCTGCACGCCAGCCGCGCCCCTGCCCGCGTCCGCGACCTCGGTGAGGACCATCATCGATAGCTGACGGCCCCCAGCCGCGAGCGCCTGGGCGGGTTCCATTCCGCCGGCTATGAGTGTGCGGGTGGTGATGGCGGGGCCGCGTAGGAGGGTGTCGAGGGGGCGTCCGTCGGCTGCGAGGCCTGCGAAGGCGTCGGGGTCGACGAGGCCGTCGGGCGGGGCCCATTGGCCTTGTTCAGCGAGGGCTAGGGCGCCGCTGACGAGGGCGCTGGTCGCCGCCGTGCGTTGTGCGGTGGTGATCGCCGCTGTGACGGTGGGGATGCGCTCGGCCCACGCGTCGGCGATCCAGTTGGGGCCGAGGCGGCGCCAGTGGCGTGTCGCGACGGCGAGCGCGCGTGCCTCCTGCTGGCGGACCAGCGCGTAGTGGTGTTCAATCGCGGGCGGAATCGATGCCATGGGCGGCGTTCAGGTCGTCGTCGGTCAGCGTGGGGGTGGTCTTTTCCAGGAGCCGAAGCAGGTCCGGGTCGGTTTCCTCCTCGCGCAGGTAGGCACGCTCCGTTGCCTTCCTAGCGTCGTCCCAGCCGAGCTCGTCCCACGCGCCCTCGCGGCTGATGAGGGGCTTTCCGCCCGCAAGCTTCTGCAGGGCGTCAGCCTTCTGGCTGAACGTGGGGGTTGCTGGGTCGTGCCAGGCGACGTTCACAGCGCCCATGGGGATTGCGTGTCCCATGATGCGGGCGGCAATCGTGAGCGCGCGGGAGAGGGCGGCCCCGCACTCGGCGTTGACACGCTCCACCCGTTTCACCAGCTTGGACTCTTCGGCGCGGATCGCGCCCTCAGCGGGCGGGTTCGTCGTGATGAGGCCGAAATACCGGGCGGGGAAGCCGGTCAGGGACGCGGCGAGCTTCCCGTACAGTTCGATGGTGCTGTGGAAGTTGCTGAGCTCGCCGGGGGCAAGTTGGGTGACCTTCGCGCCCGCGTTCTGCAACGCAACAAACGGGTTCAGGTAGTTCGTCCAGGCGCTGGGGTCGGCGAAGTCACTGCGCTTGGCGCCCATGATGATGCGCTTGGGCACTGCGTTTGTTTCCAACGCGGCCTGCATCTGGGTGACGGCGCGGGCGGCGGCGTCCGTGACGCCCATGATGTCGTCCATCTCGCTGTGCCCGGTCGTCTCGCCCGTCATTTGACGGTTGAAGGACGGGATGACGGGGACTACGCCGAGGTGGTGGTTGTCGCGGTCGACGACGCGCCACGCGCCGCCCACCGTCGCATAGGTGGTGGTCGTGTCGGGCGTGTAGATCGTCGCGTACCGTGTCTGCGTGCCGTCTGCTGCCTGGTCGGCCACGATGCGCACAGCGTGGGTTATGGTCTTGCGGCGGTAGTCGTACTTAACGGTCATCTGTCGTGGGGATTCCACGCAGATTATCGGGTAGTCGCCCTCCTGGTCGCCGACGCCGACGGACAGGTACGCCCGCCCGTAGATGAGCCTGTCGCGCTTCCATTTACACAGCTCGGCGGCGAGATCGTTCGCGTCGATCATGGCGCGAAGAGCATCAGCGGCTTCGGGATGCGACGGGACCATGATGCCGCGCACGTCTTGCCGCTCTTCAATTGTGTCGACCACGACGCGCGGCCAGTTGACGACGGTCTCGAGCGAGCGCAGGGCTGGGGGCAGGGCCAGGCCGAGGTGCTGCAGGGTCTGACGGCCCTCGTAATAGGCGCGATGCTTGCGGTCTGCCGGGGCCAGAGCGTTGAGGGCGTTCTCAGCGTCGGCGAGCAGGCGCGCCTCGTCGCGGGTGATCTGGTCAGTCATGTCGTGTCCTTTACCATGCGAAGGAGATCGCGCCGCCGGGTTCCCAGCCTTCGGCGTGCTCATCCGCCGCGGCCTCGTGGGCCAGGATGTCGGCCATGAGCACGTCGATCTTCATGTGCTCGGCGGGTTTGCCGAGGATGAACTTGTCGCCGGGCTTGGCGACCTTCCGGGCGTGCAGTGCGCACAGTTTCGCGGTTTCATCCGGGGTGTGCGTGGTGAGGCCTTCGGCGAGGTCCTCGCGGAAACGCACCAGGGCCGCGAACATTCGTGTGATCGAGTTCGTCGGCCACTGCACGACCACGTAGTCGCCGTACAGGTTTTCCCAGTGGTCGATCTGTGTTTCCCAGTGCCTTGGGTCGCAGTAGAACCGCTGGACCGTGTAGCGTTCCATGAGTTCGGCGACCGCCGCGTCCACCTCGCCGCGCGGGATGCGTCCTTCGGGCCATTCCTCGGGGTTCCACACGGTAGGCCGTTGATCTGGGCCGTACGTGGGTGTGAAGCGCAGTCCGTCGACGGTTTCGGCGCGAATCGCCGTCCAGTCGCCCGACCGCGAACCATCGAAGCCCAGGGCGATTTCGCACCCCGGTTCGGGCTGTTCGTCGCGGGTCTGGCGATCCCAAACCTTCTCGGTGAGATACGAGCCCTTACCCTGCACGAGGCGATTGCCAAAGAATCGCTCGGCCTGCGTCGGGTCGGTTTCCATGAGCTCGTCGACCTCGGCGTCAATCGCCTTGGGGTCCACCCACGGCGACGAGGCGTACACGAAGCGGTGAATCTTCGAGCGATCCGCCTTCTTCGTGTAATCCCAGTCGAGAGGTGGTTTCTCGTAGAACTTGAAGATGTCCCGCGCCCGGCTTTGGTAGGCCTGCTGCGCCGCCGAGTCCTCCATGGGATCCCACGGGTTCGTGAGTTCAATGGTGCGGCCCTGCATACCGGCAACAGCGCGGCGGATCGTCTGCCAGGTGTTCAGCACGCCCGATTGGGGAGTATACAGGCCCGACTCATCCGCGATAGCGCACGTGAAGGGCTGGCCCAGCTTCGATCTGGCCGCGCTCGTGACGGGCACAATCTTCCCCTCATTCGGGAGACGCACGAAACCTTCGCGGACACGCACGAAGTCGTCGAGTGGGCCGCTCTTAATCATGGCCTGCAACGGCTCGTAAACGTTACGCGTCTGGTCCTCAGCGAACGCCAAGAGGGCTATCAGGCTCTTGTCGCGGGGCCGCCCCATGGCCTCGCCCGGCTCATACCAGTACTCCCACCCACAACCGCACCCGTGGTCCGAGCAGCGGTAAACGTCGCCGTCGCGCGCCCAGCCCGCGAACATCGCCGGGCCCACGCCCTCCGCGAGCGCGACCGCCGCCGCGAGCGGCGACTTACCCGACTTCTGAGGCCCTACCCACAGACTACGGCGGTAGGTGAAGGGTTCCACGAGACGGTGAGGGTCCGATTTCGCGTTGGCCTTAATGCGGTAATGGTTGGCGTTGCAGTACAACTGCCAACCGTTGAGTACGAGCGGTTGATTGAAGTACACGCCGGAGGGGACGAGGCAGTGGGCCTCGATCCAGTCCGAGATCAGGAAGCCCAGAGTGTGATCCGGGTTGAAATCCAAGCTGAGTGGGGGCGGCGCGTACTCGTCATGAGCCATCACTGCCGCCGTCGACGACGGTCATGCCAGCGAGGCGGGCGCGGGAGGAGCGTCGGCGGGCCGGGCGCTCAGAGAGTTCGGCCTGGTCGGCGGGCTGACCGGTCGTGATCTGCCACTGGTGCAGGGCCAGGCCCGAGGCGGTGAGGCCGATCTGGTCTGCCAGGCGCAGGAGCGCGGTCTTGTCGCCCGCCTTCGCGCCTTCCTCCTCGCACGTGACGGCGAGGCGCACCCACTGCGCGACGTTGTACGCCATCCAGGGCTGTTCACGCCACACCTCGGATTGAGGCTGTCGCCATGCCCAGTCCCATAGCTCAAGTTCACGCTTCCAGCGCAGCTCGGTTGCCAGCTTGCGGAACCGACGCCCCCCGTTGGGCAGGGTCTCCCACAGTTGCATGGGAGGCATGGCGAACTCGGGGACGGGCGCGGTGTCGGGAACGCCGCCGAGCTGTCGGAAGGCGATCCCGCGTGCGTCGCTTCGGGCACTGTTGGGGTTGACGGGCGGCCCACTTCGGGCGCGCGCTCCACCGGACGGCATAACTGTCTCCTCGCTGGCCGGCGTCGCGCCTGCCTGCTGGGCTACCCGGCGTCGCGCCGGGCGGCTTTTTCAGTTGCGGGCGTAAGGTTTTGAACCCTCCGCACTTTTTTCACCCCTCACCGGCGGTCTGACGGGCCCCCGGTCGGGGCCACCCCCCTGGGGGGTGTACGCGTCAGTCCGTTTCGGTTCGGGCGTATTTGTGCGCCGCTTTGCCTGCGGCGCTGCGATTGCAAAAAACGTGTTCTGGTCCGCGAATGATCAAACGATCATCGTCATCATGACCAAGATCAAACGGTTCGCCTGCCTCGATAGGCTTGCCACACCGCCAACACACGGCCTGGCCGGCCTCCACCAGACGGGCGGCCTGTGCCCGGGCGGCCCGGTAGTGGCGGTCATACCCGCGCGCGGTTGAGTAGCCTCGTCGCTGTTCGCGCTCGCGGTTGTGGGTTGGGCAGTACCTGGGGCCGGGATGGGGGATGAGGGCGGGGCATCCCGGGTGTGGGCAGCGGCGGCGGGACATGGTCTGTGTCCTCACGGTACGGGTGTGCGGGTGGGCGTGGAGTCGCCGTGTTACCTGTGTGGTTGTGTGCCCGTCGTTGGGCTTTGGCTTGGCGCTTGCTTGGTGGCTGCCTTGGTAGGTGCCACTGCATGTGCGGGGGGATGATACGCAAGACCCCCGACCTGTTACTGGGTCGGGGGTCTTGGTATCGATCAGGAGACGGGGGTATCCGTGGCACACTACACCCGCTTCAAGTGTGACACTACCACACTTAGGGGGTATCTGCTACTCGGTATCCGCGCGTGTTGCCACCTGCGCGCGGTGGGCCTTCTGCAGTTTGGCAGTCGCCTTGACGGCGGCGGCCAGGTCACCGTCGATGGTTGCATCCATCATGTCGCGGCGTTCCATGAGCTTGACGACGACGCCCACAGTCTCAGGGTCACCCTGAGAAGCGAGGGGCCAGAGGGCCGCGCTCATCTTGTCCAGACGGCGGGCTTCGACATCGGGGTCGTAGCCACGCGGGTCCAGCTTCTTCCCAGCTTTGATGAGGGCCTTCACGTCCTTGACGGTGGTGTCGAGCAGTTCGGCAATCTTGGCGACGCTTAGGCCTGCAGTGGCGAGGTCGAGAGCGCGCAGGGCCAGTTCGTCGGTCATTGCACCCACCTTGCTTGGACGATAGTTAGCGCTACAACAAGCGCCGCTGTGGCTATCTGAGCCGCTCCGAAAGCCTGGTCGCCGCCAGCGATATTGGCGCACCCCTTCGCGGCTGTTATGGCGGCCACCGTGATAGGTGGCGCGGCCTGACATATGCGGGTGAAAACTACGCGCTTCATGCTGTCTCCTGTCGCAGGAGAGCGTATTGGGCTGCTCGTCGCGCGAGGCGCTCGACGACGATGCCGGGGAGAGGTTCGGGCACGTGGTTGATCTTGCACTTGCGTCGCCACTCGATTGTGCCATCAACACGTACCCAGACGATGCCGATTGATGCGTCAATGACAGGGCTTGTGTCGATGAGTCCTTCGGGGACCGCGTATAGGAACCTGTGCGTCACGCGCTTCCACGGGCGTATCTTCGCCCACGTTTCGCGCTTCGCATCGGCCCTGTCGACCTTGATTTCGATTGCTGTCCTGATCTGTTTGTCGATCATGAGCGCGTCAATGCGACGCACCAGCGAGTCATGCCCGTCTGGGTTGTCCAGGTTGGCATAAGCGTATTCGTCTCTGATTTCCAGCTCGGGGACAATCGCAGCGGACGGCCAGGCCTTGCGCAGGGCGTTCAGGATGTCGTCGGCGTTCATGCTGCGCCTTGTTCTCTGTCGAGGCGGTCGTGGACGGCGGCGACCTGGTAGAGGGGGCCGGGCTCGGTGGGCACGTGCCCACGGTGTGCCCACTGTCTGAGCCTGTCGTGGGAGAGGCTTGGGAAAGCCTGGGAGAGGGTCGCCCAGTCCACGTAGATGGCGGGATTACGGGTGTTCCTGAGAACGTCGTTCAGGGCTACTTTACGTGTCATTTCTTGGTCGTCCTTATCTTGGTACCAGCGGTCACACCGCTCGCACGAGCCATGTTCGGGGATACCGCTAGGGGTGGGGTCTGTGGTAATGTCGCCGCCGCAATTCGGGCACGTGCCGATCACGGCGGGGGTGTGGCCGGTCGCTCGAGCGAGAACGCGCCACGTGTCGGCGATGGTGTCTGCGAGGGCTTCCCAGTCGGCTGCGTGGGCCTGCGCCCACGCGATGGTGCCGATCAGGTAGGGGAGCGTGGACCGACGGGCGGGGGCGGGCTCTTGGCGTTCGTCTGAGAGCTGCACCGCCCACGGGTGGAGGACGTCGAGGACACCAGCGCTGGTTCGGATGCCGGCGGGTCCGTCGTCGGTGGTGTCGAGGACGGCGGCGAGGTGGTAGGGGAGGCCCCCGCCGGCCCCGCTGTGGCCGCCCGAGGTGGGGCGGGGGGAGTGCAATCCGGTCGCGGTGTGGGCGGCGTCGTCGAGCGCGGGAATCCAGGCAGCGATCTGCGCGAGCATATGCATGGGCGTGGGCATTGGCGGGGGTCTCCATTCCGATTTTAGAGGGGTGTGCTGTACATATTAAAACGGGGGGTCGGTGGGCATGGGTTGGTTGGCCCACGGGCTGCCGCCGACGGGCTGACCCGTGACGTTGCCAGGCGCGGGCGCTGGCCCGCGCTGCGCCTGGTACTGGCGTCGCGCGGCGGTCGATCCGAGGAATCGCGGGTTGATCACTTCGAGGGCTTCGTGGCGCTGGCCGTCCTTGCCGGTGAATTCGACCTTGGCGATCACGCCGCTGAGTGCGACCTGGTCACCTTTCCGGCACGTCTCAGCGATCCACGAGTGGCGTTCGCCCCACAGGGCGGCGCGCACCCACACGGGTGCTCCCGCGTCCTCCCACTCGCCCGTGGGCTTACCGTCCGGGCCTCGGCGCTGCCTGCGCGGCGTCGCGCAGATCCGCAGATCCGTGACTTGCTGGCCGCCCTGGGTCCAACGGACCTCGGGGTCAGCGCCCAGGTTTCCGCTGATGGTTGCTTCGATTGCCATGATTGATGTGTCCTTTTCGTTGATTTCACGCCGATTGTCGGGCGTGGGGTAGTTGTTGTGGGCCGCGAGCGCGTTTATTGTCTGCCCGGTCTATTCGCTGTACGGCGTTTTGCGGCCCGTTCGCACCCTCGGGTGGGTGTGGGTACCGCCGGGGGGCTGTTCGCCTGTCAGAGGCCCGCGCTGGGGGCTTGTCGGGGGGTTGCTGCGTTGAGCATGGCCTGCCAGTCGGCGGGCGGGGGCGCGGATGGGAGTTCTCGGCGTTCGCGGGGTGTGCGTTGGATGGCGTGCCAGGCGCGGGCGTCTGCCTGTGCCCCGTCGCATCCGGCTTTGATGGCTCGGATTTGGGCTTGTTTCCAGGCTGCCCAGTCGCCGGGGGTGTCGGCGAGTTCGTCGGGCGGCTCGGGTAGGCCCATGCGGACGGCGGTTTCGAGCCTGGCCTTGCCGAGGCTGCGCCAGCGGCGGTTGATGTCGGCGGGCATGATCCATGCGCGTTCGTCGCGGTAGTGCTCGCTGACGATGCGCAGCGCATCGGCGAGGGGCATGTCCTGGTTGAGGGCTTCGGCCCAGGCGAGGGCTGCGGCCTCGTTGGGCTGGCGGTTGTCGTAGGCGGCGGCTTTGGCGAGTACTTTCGCGGCTTCTTGGGGGGTCATGCACAGGCTCCTTCGATGGCGATCAGGCTGGGCTGGCTGGTGGGCTGGTGGTTGGGGTCGAGGCTGTCCGCGAGGGCGAGCCACCCGTTGACGCGGTCGTCGGTGGTGGCACGCGGGGCGGGGCCTCGGTTCGGCTGAGTGTGCTGTTCCTGGCACCTGCGCGCCCAGTTGCGCCACGTGGCAGCCCAGTCGGCGCGGACGCCGCGCTGCCCTGAGAGCGATTGCCAGTAGTCCCGAAAGCGGTCGACCTCGACGGCGTTCGCCGCGGCGGGGGCGTTGGCGCGGGTCCAGTCCGCGAGGGCCTGGTCCGGCTGCCACCCGTCAGGGAGCCTGGTTCCACGCGAGGCCCGCGCTCGCGGTGAAGGCTTCTTGGCTTCGACGGTGTTGGCGCTCGCGGTTGCCGGCGCCGCGTCAGCGGCGACGGTCTGAGTCTCAGCGACGGCGAGGGTGAGGATTTCGGATGAGGGGGGAACTAAAAGGGGAGTAGTAATACTTTCTTTTCTCTCTTCTCTTTTCTCTTTGCTCCGCGTGTCACGCCCCATGTCACGCCCCATGTCACGCCCCATGTCACGCGTGACATGCTCCGGTTCGCCCTGTTCGGACTTTCGGGCGCGCTCGCGGGCTTTTCTTGCCCTCGCGGCGGCGCGTTTTGCGTCGTTTTTTGCCTGGGTGTCACGGTAGGGGGCGTTCCATTTGAGCCAATTTGTCACGCTTACGGCGGCGTGACTTTTTGTGACAAGACCGTGACTTTCACACTCTGTCACGCGTGACATTGCGTCGGGGATGCCGAGGCGGTTGACGGCGACTTCGAGTGGGATGACGCCGTCGGTTTCGGGGTGTGCTGCGCACCAGGCGAGGGCGCGCACATACCACAGCTCGGCGTCGGGGCCGACGGCGATAATTGCGGGATCGTCGTAGTACGCGGCTGCGAGGGCCGCGTAGCGGCCGGGCCGCTTGAAGCCGGTGCGTGCCATTAGCTCATCCTTTCGTCTGGCTCTATGCGGATCTCAATCTGTTGGTAGTCGGCAAGCGCGTAACCGCTGATGTCTGCGATCACCCACCCGGTTGGGATGGTCTGTAGCGCCTCGATGAGTTCGCCGGGGTCGATCCGTTCGCCGTGTTCGACGCGGATTGTGAGTAACTCGGTACGGACTGCGCTAAGCATCTTCGTGTTTCCGCTCTGGCTGCGTGTAGTAGGTGATTTCTGTGACGGCCTGGTAGCCCTGCTCCACTGTCTCGATGGTGAGCACGCGGGCGGTGTCAGGTAGGCCGGTAATCGCCTTGGCGAGCTGTTCGGGGTCGATTCCGAACGACGCGTTGAAGCGCACGGTTGTGTGCCTGATATTCCTGGGCATTACTGGGCCTCCCAAGGCATTACTGTGGTGTAGTAGATAGCGACGCAGCGCGTTGGAATCGGCCCGTCATCTTCGGTGATACGCATTTCAACGATGTCTGAGTAGACGGGCATTTCATCGAGCATCCGTTGCACGGTTTCCGGGAGGATCGGCTTGTCATCTGTCAGTCTGAACGTCACATACATGGTCGGTTTGCGTTTGCGTGCCATGTCATGGCCTCCTGTAGCGTGCGAAGGCTGGATTGTCGACGTACGTGATCGTGAGGGCCCGCTTTGCTACCTGGGTTATCTCGTGTGGCTCTTCCACTGGGATGTCAGCGACCGATAAGCCTGTGATCAACGCGCCGTCAGGCAGGGTGTCACTTAGCCCGCGAATAAGGTCGCTTTTTTCAAGCAGTTCCTTGCGGCCCCAGGTGAGCTTCACGGTGTGGGTGGTCTGCGCTTCGATCTTCCCCATGTCAGTTGCCATTCTCGGCGGGCTCGCGGTAGGCGATGACGAGGCGGCGGCCTTCGTGAAGGGGGGTCTGCCGGTCTACGGTCATGTCGTCGATGACTGCGCCTGGCTTGAGTTGTGCGAGTAGGGCGGTCACGACGGAGGGTGTGACGCCGTCGGCGCGGTCGAACGTGACCGTGAAATGGCCTCGGATGTAGTGCTTCATTTGGTCTCCTGTTCCTGAATTATGAGGGTCACCGTGTGGATGCCCTTGGGCGATTTTTGCGGGTCTCGCGCGAAGGCAACGAGGGGTAGGTGCGTGTGGTCGTCGTCGTCCCAGACGCGGGCGTCCACGAGGCCGTCAATGATGGCCTTCACGGTTGGTTCGGCGTTGGTGGGGTCGGCGCGCCCCTTGGTGGGGTAGCCGATCATGGTTGTGACGATGCTGGGGCCGAGGCGACTGCCTGCCAGGCCGTGGATGCGGGCCTCGCTGGCTGCGTAGGCTCGGAGCATCCGTGTGCGTCGCATCCGCGTTGACCAGTGGAGTCTCTGGTTAGCGGTGAGCCACAGGGCTTTGTGGACGCCGATTGTGAGCGTGTGACGGCTCATTTGTCGTCCATATGCGTTAGGGCGACTGCGGCGGCGTGGGCGGCCTGTAGGGGCACGGTGCCCGAGTAGAGCAGGCCCATGCGCTGGTCGTGGGTGAGGCGCATGTCCGGCGTGCTCACGTAGCCGATAGGTAGCCCCATCATCCACTCGACGAAGCCGAGGGACAGGCGGCCCGGGGCGGGGCTGGTGGGCAACGTGTACAGGGGATACGGGTACCGTTCGCCGGTGACTTTCTCCCAGTGTTCGAGTGCCCGGCTGTCGGCCTTTCCTTCCATGTCGGCGCGCGCCCACCTGTCTGCCTCGCTGTCGAGGTAGGTGCAGTAAGCACTCGGGCTGGTCCATAGGCTGCCGGTCCATGGGGCAGCGTCCAGGTACGCTTCGTTCACGCGTGGCGCGGGGCAGTCGTTGCGGACTCCTATCGCGTACGAGCGTAGGCGGAGGTGGGGTGCGCCGACATCGTTCGAGCACATGCGAAGCCATAACGAGCGGTATCCGTGGCTGTCGAGGTATTCGCAGATGGGCACGGCTTCGTCGTTGGGGAGCTGCGCCTCGACGATGACGAGCGGCGGTTTGTAGCCTTCGTCGATAAGCGGCGCGCCCGTGGTCTGCCAGGTCGCATACCTGTTGATAGTGAGCACGTCCACCATCGGCGGCGGCGCGTCGATGACGGTGTGCGCGCCCGCATGGGGGTGGTGGTAGCGCATCGCCGTGCGTCCGGGGCAGTCGGCCGCCTGGCCGGGGTGTGCGTGCCAGGCGAGCGTCGCGCCGCCCAGCGCGGCGGCCACACCGATAGGGAGGCCACCGTAACCTGGGTCAATAGCGCCGATGGTCAGTTCCGTAGTCATCGGTCGCTCCTGTTCTTCGGTGCGTCGTCTGCGGTGACCTCGGGGACAACCTTGATGTGCATAGGGCCGCGCTCATCAGGCGAGAAAACAACCAGGCTTCCAGCGTGCGCGAACCACCTGTACCCGCAGCACCCCGTCAGCCAATAGCCGGGATTGTTAACTTCGACGGCAAGCTCGCTGCCCTCATTGCGGACAGTCACGCCGAGGCCCCACGCTCTCAGGGCTTTCGTGTCGGCCTCGGGGTCGCCCGTGAGCCTGTAGGCATAGAAGTTCACGCGAGTTCCTCCTCGGTGATGGCCTGGCCGGGGTGCGTGTACCAGGCGCGGAAGTCGCCCGCCGTGCGATTCGAGACGCGCAGCCTGCCAGGCGTGGACACGAGCATGTCGCCTTCTATGGCCCACACGGTGGGGCCGGGCCCGGTCAGGTAGATCAAGCCGTCGTCGGTGCATGCGACCACCTTGCGGGCGATCTTCGCAATCGCAGTCGCGTTGTCGCGGGTCAGGCGCACCGCGCGCACCATGACGCGCTCCTGGTAGGTGCGCACGCCGTCAAGCCCGGCGAACGGGTCAAACGTAGTCATCCTGTTTCCTCCTCTGTGAGAAGTGAATCTTGTGTGTGGGGGGACCTGTCCCACGTCCGGTAGTAGGGGTTGGCGTATTCGGCGAGGCCGCGCGGGTTCGCGATCTCTAGGAGAACGTCTGCGTGGCATGGCTGGCCCAGTGGACACCAGCACGCGAGGTCGCGACCCCAGAGGACGCGGCGGGCAGAGTCCTCTACGTGGCGCCCCTCCCTCGTTGTCTCGAGCCACTCACGGAATCGCTCGACTGCCTCCTCGGGCGTGGCGACAACCATGGGATCGCCAGCATCGAGTTCGCGTCGTGTTCGGGCGACTCGGTAGGGGTTCCCGTACAGGCTTCCCCTGCCCACGTACTTGGTGTGCGCGGGCATACGCCACCCGCGTGTCCGCTGGCGTTGGACACGGATCGGCACCCTCATGAGCGTTCCTCCGTCCGCGCCGCTCGGATGAGCGTCCCGACCGCGAGCGCGGTTTGTTGTGGGACGACTCCGTTTCCGAGGAGCCGTAGTTGGTGCTCACGTGGCAGGTCGAGGTCGGTGACGTGGCCGTCTGGTAGGCCCATGAGCCATTCGACGAACCGTGTGGAGAGCTGGGGTTTGCCGCCTGGGCGGCGTGATGGTGTCGAAGGGGGTGGGGCTGCCCGGCCTGTGATCTGTTCCCATCGGGCGATCACTTTCGCGTAGGGTCCGAAGTGGGTGAGGTCGCTGCTGGTTGCTACCTCGTGCAGGTTCGGCCCGTATCCGGTGGATGACCTGGACGCGTTCACTGCCTGCGGTGTCGGGAGGAGTCCCCCTGTTGGGAGCAGGTCGTTTTCGACGATGATGGCCAGGTCCGTGACGCGCTCCCTGACTGGCTTTTTGCGCAGGTGCTCGGACGGGCTGTTTCCCGAGGGCTGGGCGACAGGTGTGGGGAGGAGCTGCACTGCCTGCGTGAGGCTGTGGCCTGTGCCCTCTGGGTGGCGGCCAGCTTTGTGGTCCGACGCGGTTGGCGTCGGGATCAGAGGGCAGTCACTTGGTCTTGTAGGCTCACGCTGTGGCCGCCTGCCCGCCGCTTTTCGGGGTGCTGGGGGCCTCCGCATGTCCCAAGGTTGGCCGTGGGGGTGGCCAATAAGGAAGAGGCGGGCGCGCTGGTGTGGTGCGCCGGCGTCGGAAGCTCGTATAACTGCCCAGTGACAGTCATACCCGAGGCCGGCCAGGTCTCCTGCCACACGGCCTGCTGCCCTGAGAGCAGGTCGAGTTGCTTGGTCTCCCAGCATTGTCGGCTCGGATTCCAACGGGCTATAGGCTCTTGCACTGAGGGCTCCTTGCACGTTTTCCCACACCACGAGGCGGGGTCTGATGGTTTCGATTGCGGCGGCCATGGATTCCCAGAGGCCCGAGCGTGTGCCGGTGGCCATGCCTGCGCGTTTGCCTGCGAGGCTGAGGTCTTGGCATGGGCTGCCGCCGCAGATGATGTCGACGGGTTCCACGTCTGCCCAGTCGATCTGGGTGATGTCCCCGAGGTTCGGGGTGGTGGGCCACCTGACGGCAGCGAGCTTGCAGGGACCGGGTTCAACGTCGCTGGTCCAGGCGACCCGCGCGTCGGGGTCTATGGCCATGGCGACCCCCATATCCAGGCCGCCGTACCCGGTGAACAGACTCCCGATGGTGGTCATTGTTCCGCCAGCTCCTCGACTGAGATACCGACCTCCCCGGGCGCGGCGGTGGTGCTCGTGTAGCCGACAGCGAGTTTGGCGCTTTCGTTGAAGTATCCGGCTGGCCTGATCTGTATGTTGTCGATCATGGAGCCTTCGGGCAGGCGGAGCATGATCGCGCCGAGGAGCGCGGAGGGGATACCCTTTCGCGGGTCGTAGGTGATGGTGAATACATCGCGGCGTTGCGTGCTCATTGTGCGGTCCTTTCGATGTCGCTCAAGTGCAGTATGAGGTGGTCAACATGAGTGGCTGCTTCGTCGATGGCGAGGGTGATACCCAGCTTGTTGGCGATGCCTGCGGCTTCCCTGATCTGCTCTCTCGCTTCGAAGAGGCAAGACAGTACGTCATCCACATTCATGCGAAGTCCTCCTCACTAACGCTGGCGGCGGCCATTTGTGCTGCGAGCTGGGTGACCGCGTCCTGTAGTGCCGCCATGGCGATTGCTTCACGCAGGTGGGCGGCGGCCTCCGCGTAGGGGCTCTTGTGCGGCCATTCGGGGATCATGCTGCGTCATCTCCCATGCCGAACAGGTTGAGGGGCGCTTCGATGCCCTGCGCGAAACGTGCTTTGATGAGCGGGATGTACCTGTCGTCGAGTTCGCAGCCGACCGCGCGCACGTTCTCCATGGCCGCCGCCTGCAGGGTTGTGCCCGACCCGGCGAACGGTTCGAGGATCAGCGCACCGGGCCGCACCACGAGACGGATCAGGTATCGCATGAGCTCGAGGGGCTTCACGGTGACGTGCTGTACCCCCCCCCACGATGGGGCGCTCGCGCTTAGGGGCCTTCGGTTGGTATCTGAATACCGGCCACACGTGGTCGGGGGCGCCCTGCTGCACGGCGGCGGCCATGGCCTGCTCGCCCATGAGCAGGTTCGGCGGGTACGAGCCGCCCGCTGCGTCCATGCCTGCGCGAATGTTCATCGCGCCGGTGCCGTGCTCACGGACGTTGTCGACCAGGCGGCCCTCGAGAGGGCGTCGCGCGACGACGATGGGCTCCCACGCTGGTTTAAGGCCGACGCCCCAGCCTTCCCAGGTTTTGGCTTCGTCGGTGACAGGTTCGCCGGTGGCGTGGAGTTTGTGAGATGACATGTGCGTCGCGGTGGCCTCGTCTGCCCATTCGCGCACGTCGCGGCCTTCGCGTTGATCCAGGACGCCCGTGGCGCGGTCGAACGCTGATGAGAGGTCCATTCCGGCGGGTTTGCCGTCGGCTCGTATCCAGGCCATAGCGTCGCGGATCTCGAAGCCGGCGTCCTCGAGGGCGCTCGTGAGCCGGTGGTAGGTTCGGGGCGCGCTGAACGCGAGCAGGTAGCCGCCGGGCTTGATGACGCGCAGCGCCTCCTCTCCCCATGACTGCGCCCACGCCTGGAACCCCTGCGGGGTGGCCGTGTCCCACTTCTCGCCCGCGAAAATGATCCCGTAGGGCGGGTCAGTGATGACCGCGTCGAAATGATCGGCGGGGAGCCTGCGCATGATGTCCCGGCAATCCCCCTGGTGCAGGGTGATGCCGTCGTATAGGTCGATTCCGTTCACGCTGCGCCCCCGTTCGGGTCGGTGTCGTCGCCGTAGTCGAAGATCGGGGCCTGCTGGTCGTCGATGATCTCGACCTCGGCCTCGGGCGCCGGTTCGGGCGCCGGCTGGGTGCGACCGCTGTTGTAGATAGCGAGCAGCTCGGCGTGGATTATGGAGGCCTGTTCGTCGTTCAGGGCGGTCACGGAGATGAGCTGGCCGAGGCACCGCTTGCACAGCGCATCGTAGGCTTCCTGGGTGAAGCTGAGGATGTCGAGGCCCTTTGCGACGCTGGCCTGCGCGGGCGTGAGCGGCTTTGCAGGCTGGGTTAGCTCATGTGGTGCCGCCGCGGGCGTCGCGGCCGGCGTCGGCTTCGCCGCCGGGGCAGGCTTGGCGGGTGCTTCGGCGACGATCTCCGCTTCGATGACCTCACCCGTCTCCGTCATGGTGGCCCCGAAGTCCTCGGGGCTGTAGATCATGCCCATGAGGGCTTCGGATGCGCCTTGGCGCGCGACCTCGGTGATTGCACGGGTCCTGAGCATCTGGGTCGGGTACTGCGACCAGGGCCCCTTCTGGCCCCACAGGCCCGCCTTCACGGCCTTGTCCTTGTCCCAGGTCACCTCGAATTTGAACGTCTTGTCGTCCGCGCGGATCAGCGTCGCAGTCACGGACTCGGGGCTGTTTTCGGCGATGCGCAGGGTGTGGCCGGCGCGGCGGATCACGGCGGCCATGAGGTCGGATGAGAGTGTCGCCCGCCCGTTGATGACGGCGATAGAGGCCAGCGCTTGGAGCGGCTCGAGGCCGAGGGCTGCGCCGGTTTCGGCGGCGACAAATGCGTTCGCAGGGTTGCCCCTGTATGCGGTGGGGATGATCGTTGAGGGGGCGATCCGCGCGATGTAGGCGGCGCGTTCCTGCAGGCCGGCGGTGATGTAGGAGAATCCGGGGGTTGGCGTGGGGGCCGGTACTGGGGTGGTTTTCGCGGCGGCCTTGCCGCGAGGCTTAGCGACTTCGGTGGAAGCCATGAGCATGATTCCTTTCAGTAGGAGATCGGGGTGTCAGTCCTGGCCCTTTCGGCGGCGCCTGGTTGCCGACCGGCGCTTCGCCTCGTTCTGGTCCAAGGAGAGCCACACGAGGTAGCCGCCTTGTCCGTCCGAGCGGGAGTCCACGACCCAGAACGTGCCGTGACGGTTAAGGCTGTGAGCGTAGGCGCGGATCGTGTCCACGCGGCGGCGGGGCCAGCCGCCTGTCTCGCTGTCCTCGTTCGGTAGGAGAAACGTTTCGCCTGGGTGCGTCTGGATGTGGCGACGCTCGGCGGGCGTCGTGATGCGCAGGAACAGGGGGGCGTGGGAGCCGATCTGCGTCTTGCCGGGGATCGGGGCTTTACGGATCGTCATTCTGCTTCGCCTCCCTGCTGTTCTTCGCGGCCCATGACGGCGAGGGCGAGTGCGATACCGCAGGCGGTGGGGATGAGGGCGAGGACGCCGGCGGCGAGGTTTCGCTCGTAGACGGCCAGAAGCATCGCGAGTGCGCCGTTGGTTACGGATGCGGCGGCGGCCAGGAGGTAGATGGTTGCGGCGGTCTTGGTGTAGACGGGCACGTATCGCATGGTGGTTTTGTCCTTTGGGTGATTAGGGGGTGGGGGCCGCCGGGCTGCCAGCGGGGCGGCCCCCACACGGGCGGGGTTAGGCTACGAGCGGCTGTTCGGGCAACGTCGCGGCGAGCTTCCTAGCGACAGCTTCGCGCATGTCGGCGGCGCCGATTGCGGCGTCCAGGTCGTCGATGATCTTCGTCATCCTGTCGTGCTCCTTGCTGAGCACTGCCTTTGCGACGCGGATAGCTGCGGCGGTGTGGAGTCGCTCGACTTCTTCGTGGTCGATCTCGGCGGCGAGGCTTTCCTCCTTGAGGAAGGCGCGCAGCCACGTCAGGTCGTCGAGCTCAATAGTGAGTGTCACCGGGTTTACGAGGTGCTTCGTGGTCATCGTCCGTGGCCTCCCAGGTAACGGCGGTTGATGACGTACCCACCGGCGGTGAGGAGGACACCCAGGGCGAAAGACCCGAGCGCGACCTTGATGCCGTCGAGGGTTGCGCCGGTCTTAGCGAGCTGAGTCGCCGGGGCCGGAGCGGGCTGTGCGTCTGCTTTCGGCTCGGGCTTCGGGGTCGCGTGCGTGGGCACGGGCACCGGCTCGGTGGTCACGCGCGGCTCCGGGGTGGGGTCAGGAGTCGGCGTGGACTGGGGTTCGTCCGAGGGCTTCGGTGCGGGCGTCGCAGGCGTGGACGGGGTGGTGGGCGTCGGCTCCGGCGTGGGCTCCGTGGACGGCTCGGGGGCCGGGGCGGGCGTGGGCTTCACGGTGCCGTCACCGTCGGTGCCGCCGCCGGCCTTCACTGTCGCGGTCGCCTCCAGGCTCGCGCCGTTGATCGTCGCCTTGTTGGTGTACGTCGTCACGCCCTCGACGGGCTGCGTCGCGTCAGGGTAGGTCACGCACGTGAGAGCCCCGGTCGGGGGCGTGAACACGAGGGTGTGCTTCGTGTCGTCGAGCTTGCCGTCAGTCCACGACGTGGTCGCGGGGTCCCAGGTCGGGCCGGTCGAGCATTTCACCGCCGTGTGCAGTGTGTTGGTTTCGTCGATGATCGTGTACTCGACGCTGGGGTCCGCCTTCCACTGGATGCCCCACCCGACCGAGCCGTCGCGGTTGGTCCACCCGTACTTCACGGTTTCGGGCCGTGCGTACTCGTAGTGAGCGGGGCCGGAGCAGTCGTTGCTGCAGGTGCCCGTGCCCTCACGGTCGCCCCACACGAGGGTGCGGACGACCTGCCCGTTCAGGGTGATCGAGGTCGATTCAGTTCCAACCGCCTTGTCGACGAGGCTGGCGCGGGCATGGAACGTGCCCGTGACGTTCTCCTTCGCGGCCCACGCTTCGGGCACGTCCGTCACCGTGCAGGTGAGGGTCGCCTGGTCGGCGA